CTGCTCTAATAGCACCCATAGTAACAACTAGAATGTCTACTAGTGCGTCTAGTTGTTCTACCTTGTCGTCTGCCGCCACGGCTTCTACAAGTTCTGCTACTTCCTCGTCAATAAGATTGAGGTACATTTTGTAGTTTGCTTCACTAGGTGGTTGATCACACGCTGTTGCAAATGTGTCAATGTCTTTAAATACGTTTGTCATTATTTCCTCTTAGATGCTAGGCATGCCGCTAAAGTCTTCAGGACGAATATCTACTTCGCCACTTGAATACTCGTTGCCGATTGTAATACCGTCTGGTTTTTCTTGAGATGTTGCTAATATACTTTCAGCTTCAACCATTCGAACTTCAACTTCTTCTACTCCGTCGTCAAGAGCGATTCCTCTAGTCCAACGACCGTGCTCAACAAGGATCCAATCCCCTACAGCATAGTCATCTTTGTTGTCTGGGCCTTTTGCATAAACTTTGCCCCAACGAGGATAAATTCCTCGTGTAGTGCCGTCATCATCTTTGATAATCAAACCGCTTGCGGTTTTTTGTTCACCAAAATGCATATCTTTAACTAGTACACGATTTTTAATTGGGACTAATTGTCCTTTAATTGCGTTAAGATTATTTGCCATTATTCGCCTCTTTTAACAAAATTTCCGTCTGAGTCTTCAACCCACTCGGTGTCAACTTTAGATTCTGCTTTAGTTCGACCAGGATTTGTTTTTGCACTTTTTACAGGTTGTTCGATTTCAACTGACGGAGTTTCTACTGATTCTTCCGGTGACGATTGTTTAACCGATTGCTCAAACTCTGTAGGTGCTACATTATCGTCATAAAAATCTCTCAATACTTCTTCACGCTTGCGCACAATTTTTCCACCTGCACCAAGTTCATCGCCGCGAGCGTTTACTCTGACATTACCTACCGCCGGTGTTAATTCATTACGTTGCCTAAGCAAGTCCATATCTACAGCTCTACCCTGCATTGTTTTGTATTGCTTACGACCTGTTTGCTTTACTGCCATAATATTCTCCTAATATGTTATATACTTACTTATCTCAAGAACTCACGCCAGTCTAGGTCAAACTGAATTGAGTCGATTCTATGTACACCTATCAAGTATAGCACATAACTTGCTACACTTGATCCACGTCCTACACCCCATACAATGTTGTTGTCACGCATAAAGTCAACAAGATAGATCATATACTGTAACAAAGGCATCATATTACGACTTGCAAACTCTCCAAGTTCTTCGGCACATCTTGCTGTTTCTTCTTGTGTCTCACATTTCGTTAAAATATAGTTATGTACGTTTAGTGTTTTATATTCTTCAGGCATAAACCATTCACTTTGACATACACCGTCAAAAGTCTTTTGATCTACATCTAAGGGAATATATTTTTGTAGTGGATCTAAACCCTGCTCTTGCATGGCAGCATTGAATTTGTCTACATCGTTGTGCTCATCACAAAGCACTACATGTACTTTATCCGCATGACCTGAATAGATCATATCAATGAGATCGCGATTAGAGAATCGTGGAATACCTAGTTCGTCTGTTTTCATAAGCATTAATGTAGTTTAACTTACATTGATGAGATTGTCAAGATCTAAATCGCCATTTTGCTGTTCTAATTGTTGTTTTTGTTCTTTAATTAGAGCTTCTTGTTTATAGAAATCTATAAAGGTCTGTATTTGTTCTTGTAGCTGAGGATTGCTTGTTCTAAAATACTTACCTGTTAATTCACTAATTTTTTCGTGAAGTTGCGCTACTGTTAAATCAGAAGTGTCTTCAGAAAATGGATGAATCATTAGTTGTACTCACCTATGTAATCGGCCCAAACTGTTGCACCTTGGTCAAAACTAACAAAATCAAACACATAAAATTTATCAGGATCACCACCTTCTTCTTTAAATTCTATTACAGCCGTGTTGTCCGAAGTTGGCCAATTTGAATTTCGTTTGAGTACGCCGGCTCCTGCGTTTGAAGCAAAGGTTACGGTTCTATCAACATCAGCTGACCTAATAAACAATCTAACTTTGTTTGTTTTGTCATTTACGTCAGTCCAAGAAGAAAGAGTTAATGTAACATCGGCGCCTACAACAATAGTTTGATAAGGACCATTATTTACGTTGACGTTTTGACTAGTACTAACTGTACCGGCACTTGGATGATGTGCTTCAGTATTGTTTACAAGATTGGCACCGCTAATATCGTTACCGAGGAAGTTGTTAGCAACATTTAGTTTAGCACTAATATCTTGTAGTTCTTCTATTTCAGTTTTTGCAGCTACAAAGTTATCTTTAATAATATTAAAATTATCTCTAAATCCTTGCGAATCGTTATCTTGTCCTGCTACAGGATAATCTTTATTGACTCCTGTTTCGTTAATTTGACTCTCTGTTCTGTTTGCCATTACGCTTCCTCTCTTGTAATCTTATTTATCAGTATTATACGTTGAATTGATAATTTGCGAACGGTATGTACTGCTCATTACTGTTGCCATTTGTAGCATCAATATTATATCTTTCAATTTCGATATCTAATTGTTTAAAATTAAAACCGCTGTTATTAATATTCAATATCACATTGTCTGCCTCTCCTGGTTTACAATAACACAGTGGTACAGCTAGCGTAAATCCTAGTTCTGCTTCGCCGGCATTTTGTGCGGTCCTCATCCATAACGGATAAAAGTCTCTTAAGTTTTTACCGAGTGCTCTAATTCTATCTCTCATATTAGTGATATTACTTATATATTTTCTTTGATCATCTCCGTCGCTAACTTTGATAGCATCTGAATCTATTTTGATAGTATTTGTAATTGGTCTTAGCCTATACGAGTCTGAACTAATACTATCATCGATATTAGCTACACCAATTTCTTGTCCGTTTTGCAAAAATAAACTAATTGCACCGCCTGGCGTGTATAGCACTGGGCCTGTTCTAGTGTATAAAGTAACAGTGCCTGTTGATGCCGGCGATAATCCATTCCCACCCCTTAAACCAATTTCAAAAAATCCTTCTCCTGTACCAACACCGGTATTATCATCTGTAACCGCATACTGTATGCTGTCTACAGTGACTTTGTTTTTAGTAGGTGTAATAAAACTTTCGTTTGTTTTTCCTAGAGAAGGTTCTGCTGGATCTATTAGATCAACATAAATCACTTCATAAACAATATCATTACTACCAACATTTTTTGCTACAGCTTTTTTTATTGATCCTAATTTATATTTTTTTCGTTTGTGATTTTTAGCTACAGCTGCTACAAAATCTCTGATGTCTTTGGTTTCGATACCTGCATAGGTTAAAATTTTAATTTCTGACTGCAATCCAAATGTAGGATCATTGGGACGATATATGCTTGCAGGAGTAAACACTGTAGGATCAGAAATAAAGTTTCTAAATGTATTTCTTTGATCTTTTTTAAGCATAGGAACCATTGTAATATTACTATAAAGTGTATCGTCTGGATCTGTTGTTGTAATTGTAAATTGTCTTGTAGTTGCACTAAACTGGAATTGATCCTGTGCTTTCACGGTAAATGTATAACTTCTGTCAATTGTAGTAGTAGCACCGTCAAATGTAGTTGGAGTTGTAGATTTGTCAATAGTTGTCAATCCAGGAAGTCCCGGTTCTCCAAACTGTCTAACTTTTCCTTGTAGTTGTCCGTCAATTGATAATGTAATACCTGGTGGAAGTTTTCCACTGTCTAGAGAATAAAGAACAACGGCATTAGGAACATTACTAGTTGCATTTACACTAAGAGTAGAAACAAAGTTAGCTCTAATGTTTCCGAGATCAGTTTCAGTGTTCCAGTTTATAGCACTCTCAACTTCACCTAATAATTTTACTGTAAATGTTTTATCTTTAGCTACAGTTGGATTAATTTCTGATGTAACTCGTTTTTGATAGTCGTAAAATGACATAGTCACAACTTTATTTGCTGTTACATTACCTTCATTGTCAAATGTTCTAAAAAGAACGTTTGCTATAGTTCCAATAAAGGTTCCTCTTAACCAGTCTGTTGTACCTTTTTCAATTTTTGTTATAGCTTTGTCTGTTGATGTTGCAACGACTCTTCCTTGCTCGATAGCCCATACATTTTTGTCAATTATATCTAACGCTACGTATTGTTTGTTATCGCTTGCGTCTATTTCGGTTACTGGAGTTTCATTAAAAACAATCCAGCCTGTTTCGTTATTTTTGCTATTAAACAAATTTTCTGCAAAATTAAAAAATGGAACATTAGTATCTCCTGACCAGTCAGCGTTTACTCCTATATTGTTTGCATAATATTGTGTCGACGTTGACGAAGAACTGCCTAGTTGTCTTAATGCTTCTACGGTAAATCTATACTCTTTTGTAACAGCTGGTTGATATGGAACACGCCCGGTGATTTCTCCGCTGGTACTATCTATACTCATTCCTGGAGGTAATTCACTTACTGTTCCGTCTGGATTTGAGTTTTTAACGGTAAAGCTAATAATACCTTGATTGCTAGTTGGGTCGTATACATCTAAAAATAATGTAACAAAGTTATTAGCTCTTCTAATTCCCAGATCGCCAGGAGTTAACCAAATTGGTGCTCTGAGGAAAGTATTATCAGCTGTGAACAACCCTGTAGCAAGTTGCATAATAGTGTTATCTGTTCGTAAAAAATCATCGCCTACTAGATAAATTTTAAACTTTCTTTTGGCAATAGTAACGCCGTCGTTTACACTAACAGTAAATTGATAAAACCGGTTTAATTTTTTTGGACTTTGAGTAGGAATAGCAAAATCATAAAAAGTTGTATCGTAAAAAAAACTTTCAAATCCATTGAAACTTCTTACTCCGAAATCAAAAGGAAACGAGCCGTATAAATTTGTATCGAAGTAACCTGCATTTGCTCTTTTTTCTAATGCTAATAAGGGTTCTACAATTCCTGTAAGCCTTCCAGTAGTTCTATCAAGTGTAATGCCCGGTGGTAACTCTCCTCCGTCGTCTTCGATATAATATTCTAATGATTCTCCAGTTGGAAGATCAGGATCAATAACTTGTAATTGAAAGTCTACTGGACTACTATCTAAAATATAAAATCTATTATTAGGACCTAACGGAAGATCGCCTTCGGCTGTGACCCATTGCGGTTCGTCTTGACCGTCTATGGTCAAGTTCAATGTTATATCTTCTTGTTTTCTGCCTTTTTTTGCTCTTAAAACAAAAGTAAATGTTGTTAGTGCATTAACCTCAAACGGTGTTCCTACTAAATCTGTTCCAGTAAGTCTTAACCCGCCGGGCAATTGTCCGCTAATTAAAGAAATACTATCAACAGTATTAACCACAGGCAGCGAAATAGTTTGTGTTAAACTTTCTTGAAATGTTCCTAAACTATGTCCAGTGTTTACGGTCCAAAGAGTATTGGCCATTTATACGCTCCTATAAGGTTCCCATATCCGCGGTCGTCTCTGTAGATCCAGTAAATGTTTCACTACCGTCGTCAAAGTCTATGGACAAGTCTTGTGCGAGATATTGCAAAATATTATCAAATGATTCTGGAAATACTTCTCCTAGATCTATACCGTTAATAAAATCTTGAATACCGTCCATTTCTCTAATGTCAATATTATGTACAAGGCCGGTCATGTTGCCTACATTAGAGATATTATTTGTTTGCGCATCTAAATCTGCTGTAAGTTTAGGAGAAGTATCTGTTTGTAAAGACGTATAACTAGAAACGGTAATAGTAGTACCGCTAAGATTAGTTGTAGTAGTTCCTCCGCCTGCTATTGTTAACGCATTATTGTTAGCATCTAGAGTTAAGTTATTATTGTCAGCAAATACCTGTAAACTCGGAAGTCCGGTCGCTGTAGAGTTTATAGTAATAGCATTGCCGTCACTTGCAAGTGTGACTGCTGATCCTGCAACTAATTTTTTAAATTGCATTTCTGCACCGCTTAATTGTGCAAAGACTCCTTCACCACTACTACCTAAATTTGCTCCAGTAGTTTTTTCTGGGTCCCTATTGTCTAACTCTGCAAAGTTATTATTAACTTTTACAAATGCTTCTCGAAGATCGTCACCTGTACCGTCGTTTGCAATAGTGCCGATATTTACTGTTTGAATTGCCATTATTAACTCCTGATATTGTATTTACCTGATACTGTGTTGGTATAAGGTACTTGTTTATTATATCTACTTACAGCAACTCTTGTTGGCCCGCCCATTGCATCGTTTGTGTCGCCGTACCCGGTCAATGATCCTGCTTGTAGTGTTTCTGAACTATCATTATGAATCATGGTTTTTAGTTGTGCTGGAGTCAACATTGGATTGGCTTGTAAATATAATGCACCAATACCGCATATTTGTGGGCTTGCCATACTTGTTCCACTTATATTACACTGTCTAAAGTTACTGTCGTTCCAGTATGTTGCATCAGTAAATTTGTTTGTATTACTTGTACAACTAACAATATTATTGCCTGCAGCATAAATGTCTACACCTGGACCGCAGGTACTAAAACTAACTTTATTATCTGCTGTCGGACTTTGTGCGAGTAAACTGCCTACCATAAAAGCCTCTGTACTATAAGGAGAACTACCTCTGTGATAGAAACGGCTACCGCTAGTATAGAATAAAATATTACCGTAGTCGTCGCCTCCGTCTACGTCTACTTTAAAACTATTATTTCCTGCGGCAATACATACATGTACACCTTCGTCAATTAGTTCTTGTACATCTGTATCAACTGACGTAATCCTGACAGGAACTCTATAATTTCCATTAGAAAAATATGGATAAAGGCCATATGTATCTCTTAAATGTGTTCTACTCGAAAAACTAGCATCATTACTAGAACTATACGACGTTCCTCTATAAAATATCGAAGTTGCTGTTCCGTATCCTGTGCTGTAACCCCAGCTCATATTTACTATGGTAGGTCTTTTACGCCCAGTTATCGGATCAATAGGTTTATTTCTGTGCCATAACTTAATAACATCAAAACAATCTGAAATGCTTATTCCTGTGCCTGCATCGCCGGTGCCTTCTAAGCCATTTAGCTTTACACTGTATACTCTTGCATTTTTAGCCCATCCAAATGTAAGTCCTGCTGCTGTGCCTGCGCAGTGTGTGCCATGTCCGTCTGTATCTCTGTAATGGTTAGAACTTTGTGTTCCACTTAATCCACTTTCAGTATACCAGTTTATCTGTTGAACTCTTGATACGCCATTAGCATCTTGGAATTCTGGATGATCAACTTGTAGTCCACTATCTTGTATTACAACATCAACACCTGTTCCGTCTAGATTATAATCGTGATTACCTACTAACGAAGTTGACCATGTTGTATCTTCGGTAGTTATACTATGACGTCTTTTGCCCCAGTCAATCCATCGACCACTTTCAGAAGTCCCTTTGTAAAAAGGACCTGTAACTCTTGAATTTAATTCAAGTATGATATCAGGATTTTGATCCGGAGGAAGATCAACATCTAAAACTCTTGGATCATTTTTTAATGCATCTGCTTCTTCTACTGTTAGTGAATAATGCGTATTTCTTTGTGAGCCGGGTCTTGCATTTGCTACATCAACTGTTCTATTTGGAATGTTGCCAGCACCTGTATTTTCGATCATTTCTTGATTGAATTCTTCGTAGTTTACATCTTTTTTTAGAGTAACTACATATTCTACTTCGCTCATTTAAACTCCTAGTGTAAATCTACCCAAGAACCATCTGCATAGCCTTGGAATTTATTAGTAGTAGTATTGTAAATCATATCACCATTTGTTGCTGAAAGAGCATTACGTTCTGCTGTTGTGAAACTAGCAAGATTTAATGGACTTCGGTTAACAGTTACTCTATCGGCAGCACTTAAATTAATGCTTGAGTTACTTTCAATAGTAGGAGCACCTGTTGAAGTAGTATTAATTTGTTCTACAGACAATATTTTGGTTACGGTTACATTATTGTCAACTACTAAATCATTCTCAACAGTTAAATCACTATTCATTCTTACAGCCGGTGTGACTGAAATTTCGCTAGAATCATCAGTGTCAATGTTGCTGCTAGCAAATGTAAAGTTGCCTACAGTCGACCCGCCTACACTGTTGATCCATTTACCTGTAGCACTGTCATATTTTAAAATCTCATCGTTTGCTACACTAGTAATATTAACATCGTCTAGACTATTAATACTTTCGGAAGTTATTCCTGTAAGGTAACCCGCTCCGTTAGTAAGTTCGTTATTATTAGTAGGTATCGTTGGTTTGTTTGTGATTATACTATCTGTATAATCAATATTGCCAGTTAATGCTGTTGTAGGAATGTTTGTTAAATTAGCACCACTTCCATAAAAGTTGTTAGCATATGCATTTTGGAAATAATTATTACTAGCACCTAGGCTATAAGTGTTAGTTGTGAATGGTGTTACATCACCAAAACTTACAGAATTACTTGTTTCACTTCCTAGTGTAGTTATTCTGTCTAGTGTGATTCCTGTCAAATTACTACCGTTACCGTAGTACTCTGTTGCATTAACATCGCCTGCAACATCTAATTTTCTTCCAGGCGTTGTTGTAAAAATACCTACTCTCTGTGTTCCGGTGTCTATTTTAATTGCTGTAACTGCACCAGCAATCGGCTTTACATTAATATCTAAATCTTGTTCGTCAACAGTTGTTTCAAAAATAGCATCACCGTCAACACGAATTTTAATATTATCGTTTGTACCTACTATGATACCAGTATCGCTGTTAAAGACTACGGATCCGTTTTGAGTGTAACTCTGAGTGGTACTTACAGCATCGGTAATACCATAACCACTAAGTGTAGTCGGGGTTCCTACCAACGAGCTAAATTCGCTATCGAACAGTGTAGGTGTGTTGGTAAAATTATTATAATCTAAATAATATGAGCTAGCAAAGCCGCTAAGTGTTGTAGCATCTAGTCCGCCGCCACCTGATGTAATATCATCTGCTGGTGCCCACTTAGCACCGTCCCATTTTAATACCTGTCCAGTAATAGGAGGATTAGATGCTGTATCAACATCTGCTAGATCACTTATGTCGTCAACTAATTCAGGCTTGTTAGTTAAATCGTTATAACTGCCTGTTATAGATACAGTTGCAAAGTTTGGCTTGCTTTGTATTTCAGACCAAACAACACTTCCGTTTACCCATGCTCCGTCAGCTGCACTCCATTTCAAAACTTGATTAGTTGCTAGTCCAGTTAAGTTCGTAGTGATTCCGTCTCCGCCACCGCCACTACCTCCGCCTGTTGCGGTGATTGTGATAGTTGCACTAAGATCATCATAGGTAATGTCGATACCTGTTCCTTCTCTCAATATTGCAGCTACACGGTCGTCAACTCTTTCATTAGTAAAATATTGATTAGAAGTACCTTCTACAAGTTCATCAGTATCTGCAGCAACAACAGGTTTGTCAGTTAAATCATTATAACTTCCGCTAAACGGATTATAACTTACTCCTGCAATAGTAAGACCGGTTGCTTCAATATTAGCAGCACCAACAATACCGCTTCCTGTTAGATTAAGATTATCACCTATAGGCAATTCTTTAAGTCTGTTTTGATCGTCTCTATCAACTATAAGTGGAATTCTATTTGCCATTTTTTATCCTTATAATGCCGCAATTCTTGTTTGGAAGTCAGCAAAATCAACGCTTGCTGCTAATTCTGTTTTTAGTGTTGCTAAACTTATATATCCTGGTATTTCGCCATTTATTGCATCTACTAGTAAAGTACTATTATCTGCAAACACACTACCTGTAATATCTCCTGTATGATAACCGGTACTATTACCTACAAGTGATCCTGTTACTGTTCCTGTTACATCTCCTGTTACATCACCTATAATATTAGTTGCTGTAAGCGTTGTGGTTGTAACACTTGTGTTATTTACAGGTCCAACTATTTGTGCAGATATACCGTCAATCATTAATGCACTGTCATCAGCATGTACACTACCTTTTACGTCTGATACAACAACATTAATTGTACCGTTTTCAACAGCTAGTACTCGAGTATAAAGCTCTGTAAAGTTATCATTTGTTTTACTAAACGCAGTTCTAATAGGATCGCCGTTTCCTTTGTTAGCACTAGTTCCAATGTTTATAGTTTGTTGTGCCATTATACTCTCCCTACAACCACTTCAACTGTGCCACGGCCGCCGTCGTCTTTAACGCTTACTGATTTACCTATCACTGTGCCTATCTTAGGATTATTGTCTACAATTGCATATCCTGGTATTGCACTTGTAACTAGCAAATCGCCTTTCTCAACTGGACCTATAACATTACAAGGAACTCTTCCTTGTAGTCCTAATGCTAAGACATGATCACCTTCTAAATCAACATTCATCAAGTGCGCTGGATTCGTTGATACAACACCTGCAACTCTTCGGTCACCTTTGGTGTTTGTTACAGTAACTTCTTCATTACCGCCAAATACTAATACAGTACCTGGTTCGTAATTAGCATCTCCTAAATAGTTCTCCGCCAAATCAGCGTATTGGGCTGATGTAGCAGTACCGTGGAATGTACCAAACTTTAAACTGTTTGTACCAATATCGTATCCACCATTTGTACTTGGTGTAACTGCTGTTTGTTTAAAAATCATAGCAGCAACGTTGTTATTAGCAACAATAGCAACTTGTCCAGCACTACTAAATCCAGTACCAGCACCAATAGCAATACCAGTACTTGAAGCACCCTTTTCACCTGGTGCTTCAATAAACGAAGTATACATCCAGTCTGAAGAAATTCTTGGTGAATTTTGTGTAGCATCACCCGGATCACCGTAACTACTGTTCTGTTGGAAGAACGATGCTGTAGAACTAGTATTACCAATTTGAATTGTGCCTGGATATGTTGTAGTAGTATTACTTGGAATACTACCAACTGTGTCAAATACTTTAGAACCACCTGGTGTTGTCATGGTCATTGTATTTGATGTTTGATCTAATATCTTAAAGTTATCCAAGTAATAACTTTGTGCATCAATTCTACCATCTGTTCCAGTCTTAACAATCCTGTCTGCAACACCTGCGGTTGTAAATGAACCACCGTTCTCTACAATGTCTGCATAAGTTACAATTTCAGGATCGCCAGTATTGGCTGTCTGTCTACCATATGCTTCATATTGATCAAGCTCGGGCAAGTCTGTTAGATCTACTGAATTTTCTGCAAGGGTTACCCAACCGTTTGTAACTTCAAAGTCATCACTGTCAAAACTTGCAAGACCTAAATCAGCTTGTGTAATACCACTTGCACTTGCTCTAGTGCTTGCAGGAGTCATTGCTAATTTGCTTTGCGCAATTGCAGCATTAGAATTTACATCAGCATTTACAATCGAATCAGCTGTAATAGCAAAGGTTGCAACATTGCCTGATACACTAATTTCAATGTCGCCGGCCGGTGTAGCATTATCGTAAGTAGACCCGTCCCAAACTAATATGTCGTTAGTTTCTTTGTTACCGGTAGCTGTTCCGATAGCTTCGTTTCCAAACGGAGTTCTAATGTCGACATAAGACTTAGTTGTTAAATCCTGTAGATTTGTTGGGTCTGCAGCATTAGTAATTTTATAACCGCCAGCATTAAGATTGCCGGTCATTTCTGTAGTGCCGTCTCGTGCTAATGCACCTGGACCAATTGTTCCAGCTGTTAATTTAATGCCACCTCTATCAAAATGTAGTCTGCGAGATAGAAATCCTTCCGCGGCAAACTCTGTTGGAACTGCAGCAGGATCCCCATCAGCCATTGTGTCATCATTTGAGAATTCAGTAATTCGTACACCTTGTTTGAATCCAAGACCGTCAAGATTACTAATTGCAATAGAAGCGGCAAATGTAACTGTACCTGTTCCTTGATCTACGCTAAAGAACTTACCTACACGGAAGAATCCGTCCTGATCAGTACTAGCAAAGAACACACGACCCTTGCCTCTTTCGCTTACCTCGTTGGCTTGTGTTGCAGATTTAGTTGGCTCACCGTAAATAATACTTGGATAGTTTGTAGTATTAAATCCGCCAGTACCAATTTTATCAAAGTCGTGTCCATTAGCTCTTAGAGTTGAAATACCAACCGTAATTGATGCATTTTCATTATCTTGTAACGAAAGAGGAACAGTACGAGTAGAATCATCAGTAAATGTTATTCTATCAGCAAGTCCGCCTGCACTAAATAATCCGCCATCACTGTTAATATTAGAGCCAGCTAAATCATTAAGTTCTACAGTTGCGTAACTTCCTCTATCAGTGTAGTTTGCCACCGTATGAGTCTTACCAGCATATGTAAAGATCATGTCGTTGTTATTAACACGATCAATTAATTTGTCTGTAAGTTTTTCAATAGCAAGTACAACGTCACCTGCTGTTGCACCCATCGTAGTACCAACGCCTGCATATGTGTTTAATGCCGCTTCGGTGTTTCTCATAGTTAGGTTTACATGATTAAAACCTGTATCGAATACAACTTGAAATCTATCTGCAGGAAGAGCCGAATTGTCCGAGTCTTGGTTATTAAAACTAATACTTCTATAAACTCGATCTGGATTTTCATCAAAGATAACCGCTGTTGAAGGTCGAATGCTTGTAACACCTGCTACATCATCAAACAAATGATTCTTATTCATACGTATTGTTACATATGGTGAGTCGTCACTTGCTAAATTAATATTGTGTAAACCTGTGATTGCTTCTTCTAATCCCGAATCGCCGGATATACTTAATCTATAAATCTTTTGATTTGTGCCACGACGTCCTGTTGGACCAGTAGCACCCGAATATCCTCCACTGTTTGATACCGGAACACTTACTTCCGCAACAGCCGTAACTTCGTAAGTTTGAACACCCGTAGAAGTATACACGTCTACTAAACTGTTAGCATAAGGATGGTAATCACAATCATAAACAAATACACTAAAGTTACCTGCGTTGTGGTTAAACTCACCAAACCCAAATGTGTCAGTAGGGTCATTATAAACTTTAGCAGGTTGTTGCATGTTTCGCAAAGACGTAACAACATCTAATGTTTCGTTAGGGTCTGAACCCGCCGCAACCAGTCCAAAGTTACCGTTTGCGTTAGAACAGTTAAGAGCTCTAATTTCTGAACCATTGTTGCTAAAGAATGCAATATGGTTGTAATAACAGAATGTACTAACCTGCTCTGACAATGCAGCATTGTTAACAAATAGACCATATCCTAAATCGTTAACCTGTGTATAGTCGTTTGCTAGCATACTTCTGTTACCAGCTGTTTGAACAAAGATTTCTTGCGGGAATGTAGTATCTGTATAGCCATTACCTTCGTTCGAAAGTTTATTAATTAACAGTTTAGCCGTACCAGTGCCGCCATCATATTCTGCAATAGCATCGACTTGATATCGAACACCGTTAATAAAGAACGGTGCAGGTGTTTGTGGTTTACGTAATCTTAAACCTGTTCCTGCAGCAGACTGAACATTCAGTGTATAGTTATCGTCTTTGCTAGTAATTACGGTTTCTAAGTTTCCTGCAAATCCATCAATAAACATACCTCCCCTAAACGCCTGTTTGTTAATACTTCCGGAGAAACTACCACAAACTTGTGTGTAGGGTGATTTAATTAAAATTTGCCCTGCTGGATCTAGTACTTGTGCAAATCCGCCATGTCCCTGGAATGTCATATTTGCAAGTCGTGTTGCATCATTCATCAAAAACACATCTAACTGATCATTCCGCTTAGGAGTACTAGTTGGATCGTTTGGATCAGTTAGGTAATGGTATCCATAATTTCTTGTGGACTTAATATGCCATTCGCCTGAACTGATGTTGTTTAAGTTTGGTAATACATCTACAGTTAGTGTAACCTCAAAACTGCTTGCACCGTCGGCATTACTAATTAAACCAACAGCACCACTATCAGTATAGAACCATTGTCCGTCCCAACTAATAGGTGAAATGTTATCAGCTGGTGTTACAGTAATTGTTCCGCCGGCTTCGTTAGTTCCTGTAATGCTAATGTCTTGAGGTGTTGCTAAATCAGGACCGTACCAATCTGTAATTTTTAAGTTATCTAATAACTTGTCTCTGTAAAAGTAAGTATCGACCCACGGAGATTGTGATATTCTAGGTGCAGGCCTAATTTGACAGCGTCTAAAATCAGTACCTTTAATCGATACGTTTGCAGGAACTTTAATTGGATAATCTTCGTAATAAATTCCAGATTCTACATGAATACAAATTTGTTTTTCAACTGTCGGATTTCCGTACTCTAACTCTTCACCAATTCTAAATTCAGTAGGCTCAATTAGAACTACTTCAGTTCTGTCAAATGCTTCGCCTCCTAAATCGACGCCGCTTGTGTATTTTACAATTCTACCTCTAGCACCTGAAGTTTTACCAGTAATAATTTTACCAGGTAAAATGTCAACATTGGTGTTAATGCCCTGATCCGTACTATCGTTTCCAACACCGTTGCTAAAATCAACTGTATATGTAGTGCCTTCAACTAGCGTATAGTTTCTTACCGCACTAAATCCGTTTGTAAGGATATCAATAATAATATCAAATTTTGCATCTAATGCGTTTTTAACAGTATTTGATACATCATTAATATCACTGTCTAACCATTGCGGAATCAAAGTAGTGTAGTCTGTTGGGAACACTTTAGTTCCTTCTCTATCCGTCCATGTAAAGACTGCTCCGTCTAGTACTACTACACTACCAACACCTAGTCCGTGTGCTGTACTTACTGTTATTGTAGCGATTCCTGTGTCACTATCATATAAGAAATTTGTAATATTTAATGTACCGTCAACTGTTCCACCGCTAATATAATCTATGAGATCAACATCTCCGATGTTTACTTGGAATGAAGTAGATGTTAATCCTGTACCCAAAACAGCAAATCTTTTTGACTGAGTCAATAAGTCAACGTTAGATACAACATTTCTTACAATTGACTTGGCTCTAGCCATAGCTGCTAGTGTCTCTGTTTGTTGTGTGACTCGTGCTTTAGCACCTGAAGGTGTACTAAAATATCGTTTTGCAGATTGTAAAGCATGATAGTTTGCATTGGTTCCGTTCCCGATATCAAGAATCATACCATCAATGATTAATCCAACATCTCGTTCGCAAGTATTGTTAGGCACTGACGGCCCTTCTGGTGGATAGTTTACAAGTGCGTCAATACCGTTTGAAATAACATCAGTAATAACAGATGTTAATGTGTCAGCTCTGCCGATAACATCACTAACTCCGGAACCCGATTCACAAGTTAATCCTGTGTCTACTTGTGCATATGTTTCTGGAAATACAACCGCTTCGCCGTCAATAGTTACATTTAAGCTAGCAAGTGTAATTTCATCACTGGCACTTAGTCCGTGGTTAGTTGCTGTGACTATAGTAGCGAATCCGTCTGTGTTATTGTAAGTAAATGTGCTTACTAGTAAAGATCCATTTACGGTACCACCGTTGTTATATGTGATCGTACCTCTACCTGCTCCCATATAAACTTTGAACTGGTTAACTGTTAAATCAGTATCATCAACTACAAACTTGTCTTGTTGACTTGTATAAGTTGTGTTTGTTAATACATAATTCTTAACTAAGTCTCTAGCAAATTCAATTGCTAGATTTGTTTCATCAATTTGATCCGGAGTTCCGATATCTGCATTGTCAACAGCGTTTTGTCTACCTGCTTGATAACTTGCTGCAACTCTACGTGTTTCTAAGTTTCCGCCTTTTGATAGATCATTAATCCATGCATCAACAATATATCCTGTATCTCTAAAACACTTTGGCTGGCTGTAACTAAATTCAAACCATGTATTGCCTGTAGTAGCATTTCCAATATTATTGTTAATCCAAGAAGTAACTTCGTTTTGAATAAACTCTTTATTTCTAAACAGTGTTGCTTCTGCATTAGGATTTACTACATTAGTATCTTCATACGCAAGAGTAGGAAATGTGTCGTTTACATAATCAATTACAGCTTTCTGAATGAACTTTTTGTTTTCTCTTAGATATGTAATTGCATTTTCAGCGGCAGCATTGGCTGTTGTGACTCCTACCGAAGTTACAAGGGAAATACCGTCGCCGTCGTCAAATGTAATTGTCTGTTTGTATGCACCTGCTTCAATAGGTGCAGACTCCATAATTTCTTCTGCTTTTTGACATGCTGCTTTCAAACTTCCAAATGCATACGAAAGTCCTCGCCCTTCTAACCCAACTGGAGTTCTTAGTTGCGTGTCGTCGCCTTGCTTTGTAACAAATAAATCTTCTGTCGATGCATACGACGTATTGTCAACATATAGTTTCGTAGCAGCTTGTTTGTCGTTGATGTCGCCAGTGTCTGTACCTGCTAAATCGCCTGGATGATCGTGTAAGTATAATGCTCCTTCCATGTCATCGCCTTGACGTCTGACAGCAGACTTTCTTGGAAGTGCTTCATTGTCTCTATAGAATCCAAATAAAGCATCGTCGTATGCAGTGTCTCTAACTTGATCTTGTCCTGTAGGAGTAACTGTGCTTCCTAGTGCAATGTTAATTTTTTGTCTAGTAGTATCATTATTATTTTGTGCTTCTTCTTTAGAAGTATGTAAACTGATTTGATCTTCATTAACAAATCGAATATAATAATCTGTGTTATCAGTTAGTCCGGTTGGAGAAGTGTCAGTAGCGGTAAATTTCCATTTAGTTCCGTTTGAACTCCAATCAAATCCGTGATCGTTAATTACGACATTTCCGCTTCTGTACTCACTGATTGATTTTGTGTATTCACCTGCATTACTAGGTTCTGTTCTTGCGTATACTGATTTTGTTTCTTCTGTAGTAACGTTTGGAGCATAGTACTGATCTTGGAATTTTTTATCTGTAACAAGATCGTCTATAGTAATCGAACTACCATGTGTAGTATTGAATTCGTTAATGGCTTCTGGTGATGTTGCAATAAGTCCAATAGAGTAAACTCTGTTACCGCTCAACGGTCCACCTAAAATAGGCGACGTATCAGCATTAATATTGGCACCGGTGTTGGTAATAGTAATATTAGTTTCGCCTGAATTGTCGATGCTTATACCATCACCAGCCGACAGTGTTTTTTGTATTAATTCAGTACCTGTAGAGTTACCAATCAATACACCGTTTGCTGTAATGCCAGTCGGAGTATCATTGAGCGCGGTAAAACTAATTGTTCCACCTTGGCCGAAAACTGCATATAGTTCTGTAAAGTTTTCGTTTGCTTTGCGGAAGGCTTCTCGAATACTGTCTCCAGTTCCGTCATTGCCCTCAACGCCTAAATAAATGTCTTGTTTTGCCATTAGTTAAATCCTATACTTTTGCTTCAACAGCTACAAAGTATTTATGTAATTTTTTATAATCCAAACGTAAATAAATACAATATGTTTAAAAGAATTGAAAAAGAAGTTAGATTTTACGTTCGGAAAAGCAAAAACGGAAAAAGCCATACCTATAAACGATTACGAAGTTATGCGGTATTTGAGTGCGACGAATGTCACGAAGAATTTAAGAGAGAAAAAGGAAAGGTAGATTCAAAACGCTTAGAAGATTTTTATGTTCACGTGTGTAGTAATTGTAATCCTAAACGTTTTGCCCAGAAAAAAGGAGTTGAACAGCGTAATAGACTAAATCTGCCTGTTGACAGTGATACCCCTATTGATGAACTTTGACTTGTACTACTTTCTAAGATTGTGAACCGTAACTTCTAAAGCTCTAAGGGATTGTTCTAATTTACTTGACTTACGCTCAAGTGTGTTTATCACACCTTTGTGTTTACGTATCTGTTCTTCTAAACTTTGTACATATGCCTGTGTAGGGATCTTCTGTATACTACCGTCTTCGCCTAGCATTTCAAAAGTATCAACACCTTGTGCTCGCAATCCGCCAGCAACTCGATTAGGATTTTTTTCAGAAGGTTGAGAACTGTTCTTCTGTTGACGTCCGTACATTTTGTTTAGATAGTTCATTTTTTCTCTCCGTCTTGTATTTATACAGTGCAATGCTTGCTAAGTTTTTACACTTGCTTTCGCACATAATATCTGCTGTCTCATTGAAGCTCAATGCCCAGTCGTTACTTGCACGGTTAGGATAGTAATCACTGTGCGCACGTAGTTTAGCTTTCTTGTAGCCTTGCTCTAGCAGTGCGTTAAAGTCAGGTTGTACGTCTTCTGGGATATGATCAACCCATTCTGCACGACTGTAGCTGTAGTGTATAGCAGGACGCTCGCCACGCCATGAATCTACTATGCGCTTGTATCGATCGTCGGAGGGATGTATGTATGTTCCACTATGGCACCAGTGATGGTGTACGTCCAAAACGAGTGCGCAGTGGTCAACAAGCTCGAGGCTACTTTCGATCCCCCACTTGTTCTCGTCGTTCTCGATTGTAATTGTGTTTCTTGCTTCAGGCGTGAGTCGTTTAAGTGCATCGATAATGCCTTGTGGACCTTTTCTACCCGATATGTGGACATTACACTTGAAGTCCTGGAAGGACCTGCCATATCCCATCCAGCGGATGACATCGGTGTGATATTCAAATTCTTCTATGCTCCTCTCTACAATATCGTCGTTGTCGCTTGCAAGTACCGTAAACTGACCAGGATGCATAGACAAACGCACATCAAGCCTACGAGCCGTATCGCCCACAGTGGCAAGATGCTTTGCACAATATTCTCTAACGTCCGGTAGTCGCCAGAAGTACCGCCAATCTGACTGAGTATAAACAGGCAGAACATCGCTACCCAATCTAACCATTCGCAACCCTTGTGGTAAACTGCCAACATATTCAATTAACTTCCTATACGATTCAATGTTATGCACCATGATGTCCCACAGGCGTTGCTCTGCTTCTTCGCGAGTTTGTCTGTTAAGCCATTGTACTGTTGTGCTGCGAGTATTTAGCGGACGTTGAATTTCGTCTAGTGCTTTTTTCTTTTGCGATTGATCCGGATGCATGTACTTACATGCAAAACCGATACGTTCTATAGATTGATCGAACAAGGTATATGCCTCTATGTTTGCCTAATTAATATTATTATACTAGCATTATCGCCAATTGTCAACCACCCAAGGATCATTGCATTGGTGCGGGTGCGGTTCACCATGAAATACAGCTATAGAACAGTTAGATAATACTTTAGGTTTTGCTTTATTGATAAAATTTCTAACTCCATCGATACGTTGTAAATCTTTGCGATCACGCATTTCCCATTTATAACTTTGTATCCATTCATCTGGCCAAAAGGCCCATTCGCCTTTTCGTGGTTGGACTTGTGCATAAATCCAATCTTGGTCGCCGTGAAATCTTCTCATATGTGCTGAATAATCTTTAATAAACTCGTCATATACATAGCCCATACTCCCTGACTTCAATCTAAAAACACTACTATTCATTTTATTCCAATCAAAACGAAGGCTTCGATTGAAGTCTCTACATATAGTAAATTGGTCAGGAGAGTATGTAAACAATCCATCTATATTTTTGTGTATCACAATATCTAGATCAAAATATAAAAGATTACCTTGCAACGGAAAGTTTTTATCAAAGAAAATTACTTTATACCACCAACCATATACTCCTAATTCTTTTAATGACATTGTACGTATTCCGGGATCAATGCCTCTAACATCGTCAGTAAAACATACAAATTCATAAGGAACAGTAGTGTGTCTTTTGACCATATTATTTAAATTATTCACGTATTGAGATGAATACTTTGTTCCGTGTTTGAGACACACTACATAGTTTTTTGTGTCTGTTTGACGTTTTGTGTCTATGATAGGAGAAGGTTCAACAGTCTGTTGAACCTTAGGTTGTTTTTGTTGTTCTTTGCTTTTGCGCTTTTGTTCCTTTTCTAGTCGGCGTTGTTCTCGAATGACTTTCCACTGTGCTTTAGTATATTGACTTTTATCAATCTTAGCCAAAGTTAACCCTCGTAGATTGCACTATTAGCTTGATGCTCAAAAACTTCTACACTTACTAGACGAACACCTTGTCCTACTGGATAGCGGCCGATATTTTCTTGTTTGAGTTCTTCTAAAATTTCTTTCATCTTGTCATAAGCAATCTTAGCAAACATTTCACAACCTACACCTTCTACAACACGCAAGTCAAGAATACCTTTATTGTTGTATCCGCCTTGCATTTTGTTTAGTTTTTTAAATACCTCAAGCTCTGGATCATCTTGAGCAACAAGTGTAGTATGATCAAATGTATCTTCAGCCCATGTTTTAAATGCTTTCAAGCCACCAAAGTCCATAACCCAATTGCGGTCATCAAGTGTCTCGCTTTCAAAGATTAATTTAATGCCAATTGAATAGCCGTGTAACAAACTACAATGCGAATGTTTAGCTCTCCACTGTCTAAATGTGCAGCTAAGGCCTCTATCGTTGCCATATGTCTTTGTTGAATAAAATTTTGCCATTTTATACTCCTATGTTTAATGGAGTGCGCGGAATATTTATAGAGGGTCGAACACCTAGTCCTCTTACTGTTTACTTAGTGTATTACAAATTCTCTATAATGTCAAGTGAAACGTTGGCCATTTTCCATCGATTAGGCATTAACCAGTCATGTGTATTGTATACTGTAAATCTAGTTGCAGGAAACCATTCGAATACCTTTGCTATTTGATATTCCCAATAACTAAAATCAACAGCGGACTTGTCAGGAGATGCATATCCATCTGTTCCAGCATATACATTATTAACTTTTCCTTGCGACCCATAAAGATCAAAACCAATAATGTTTATATTGTTACTTAGAGTTGCTCCTAACAAAATTGCATACGGGCCGCTACCCCAGTGAAAGGGGTCGTCCTTTCTGTCCTTTCCTTCTTTGATTAAATCCGGAAGAGGTTTAACATTAGAAGACGTAAAGTCTTTAAACCATCTATCTCGTGTGTAAATATTGTTATGGAAATTTATTGCTTGCTTGACCATACGTTTGTCACAGCACACTAAATGATCTACATATAAATCTCGAAATATTGCGTTACATCCAATTTTAGGTTGATGAACCTTATTGAGATTTATCTTCTTTCGACTTAGACCGTTCCCTATTATCAGCATTTTTTACTTCTGTTTTTATTTCGGATAATTCTAGTATAACTTGTTCAAATTTGTCTTGTGCTGTAGTTAGTAATCCAAAGATGGTTTTTACGGTATCAAGTACCCACCACCACCAAGTAAACGCAAACACAGAAAATACAACTACAACAGTAACCATTGTGTATTCTAAGAAAGTATTTAGATCAAATGCAAGTTCAAGTAATAGAATAGCTAGGGCGATTAGAGGAACAACTCTGCCTGCCCAAAACCACAGTTTTATTTGTTTTTGAATTTGTTTGCGTTTCATCCACCGATAGCACCAAATGCTCTCCATTCTCCCGGAGTTCCAGTTCTAATACAAATCCACCCAACATGTCCATTAGCTTTTGGACTATCGTTCCAGACAATATCGCCCCTATTATATAAACCAATAGTAGGAATACCGTCACCAACTTCGAACTTTTTACCTTGGAATTTTACAGAATTTGCAGTTTCAATGTCTACACCTTGTGACACATTAGAAACTCCTACTCCAATTTTTCCTTCGAATAAAGTAGTTGCAGAAGATTGTACTTTTAGGTTGCCGTCGCCGTCAACTACTAGTCTGCTGGAACTATCACCGACTATACTGTTTAAAGTAAGCAGCGATTCGCTTAGACTGTTAAGCCCGTCTCTAATTGTAGCAATTGTTTGAACATTGATATTATGTAACTGTGTCATGACTGAATTGCTCCAAAGGCTTTCCATTTTCCAGGATCGCCACTTTCAATACAAACCCAACCTAACCAACCGCCTGGCATAGGATTTGTGTCGTATAGGATATCGCCTTTGTTATAATTACCGGCTACTGGTAATTCACTAGCAACACCAATTTTCTTGTCTTGGAATCTAATTGGTCCTGCAACCTGTAGATCAACGTCATCACCTGGATATTGAACATTAATACCTAAACGGCCTTTGATTTCAACATTGCCTTGTTCTTTTAAAATAATTCTTTCTTTGTTATCGGTAATTAGACTCATTTTACTTGTGGTCCAAGTACCAACACGTATATGGTCAAATTCAGGATCGACTACAAATTCTGCTTCGTTGCTAGAAACACTAAATTGAGCGTTTGGTGCCTCCGAACCAATTGCAAATCGCATAGTACCGCTTTCATATGTAATAAAATCGTCTATGGTTAAATCGCCAATGGTTCTTAAATTTTGTAAGGTGCCCACTGTTTCTAAACTACTTTGGGTTACAGTGACTCCTAATTCATTCGAACTTAATACTGGAATATTGTCTATTTGAATGTTTGCATTTCTATGCAGGTCAATGCTATTGGTTATATAGAAACGATTATCTTTCCAAACAATTTGTTTTGTAGATTCGCCTTTTTGTCTCCATTGCACACCTTGCATGTTAAGTGAACCATTGTGCGGTTCAAAGTCAATTGTATGTGTGTAGCGTTGTTGAGCAACTAGTTCTTTAACATTTAAATTATCAGCGGTCAAATTTCCTGCTACAGTTAAATCACCGCCAACTGATAAATCGCCAATAATATTGTCAATGTCTGCATTTCCAACGGTAATAGAATCATCTTCAACTAGTAGACTGTTTCTAGTTGCAAGATCTCTAATTCCAGTACTTCTAAACAGAGTAACTTTGCCGCCGTGGACAGCATTGCCACTGATGCTATTTACAGTGGCGTCAGGTGTTGCTGGTGTAGGGGTTGTTGCAATAGTCTCAATAGCTGATCCTAAATTTGCAAGGCCCTCACGAATTTTATCTAACTTGCTCATACAAGTATTTATCAAGATACCTTAAGTAAAATAGTATCCATATTAATACGTCCGTTGAGCTTAATATCTACCGCATTGATGTCACTTAAGAAATTACGCAACTTAACTTTGCCTGCTTCTTTAAACTCTTTGAGTTTTTCTTCTGGTTTGCGTAGTGTTTTTTGTACACTTTCACTTTCTTTAAAACCAGTAATAGTTGTACCTTTTACTTGCAAACCACTGCCTGCTCGTCCTTGCCCGGTCGGATCTGGATTTTCAGCAACATACTTTCCTAGTTTGCGTGTTTTAGTATTAAATACCCAAAGTTCACTTGCTCCAATAATTTGTTCAGGTTTAATACTAGCAAGTTTAAACTTATCGTCTGTTTTAGAATACTTTAATTTTTCTACAAGTTTAGTAGCACTCTTAGGTTTAGCCTTGCGAGGCGCCCGAGTTGCCTTTGCACTCTCGATTACAAAGTCTAGAGCTGTAAGAAGTTCGTTAATTGCAATTTCATATTTCTTAATATGTGCTTTTTTAATATGTGCATATCCTTCTTTAAGCTGTGCCCAAAGATCTGCTTCTAGCTCATCCATCTTCTTTAATTCAGCAGCCGAAGGCATTTTTTCTAGCTCTTTGAAGTCGATTAGTTCGTTTTCAAAAAATGAACGGATTTTTCGAGCGTGAGCCTGTGTAGTGCCTACCTTAACAAAGTGGCCTTTGAAATCAAATCCTTTAGGATCAAAAGAATTTGGATCAGTAATGAATCCTTCTAACCATTCATCGATAGCTTCACTTTGCAAATAGGATTGGTCTCGAATACGTTCTTGGATGGTAGGAACATACACATTCTTTTTTTCTTCTTCTTGTTTTACTTCTACAATTTTTGATCCAGCAGCAATGGCTATCTCAATGCGTTCTTTGAGGAAAGTTGTGAGAGGACGCTTGCTGCCTTGTGTACCAGGCAAGCTCTCCCAAAACTCATTTTCTCGTTCTACATAGTCGGGAGCGCCGTCCATAAGTGTGTGTGCAAGACACCCTGCTGTTACGCTAAGTGCTGTGTTAGGAGCGGCCTTTGCCTGTCGAATCTGTTCTTTTGTGTACTCGCCCGACTGTGCCATCCATTTAAAAATAGCTTGATACAAATCAGAAGCCTTGAAGTTTTCGTAGTAAAAGTTACGGCAAAAATCTCTGTGTCGATGAATCTGTTCACCTGACCAATTTTCCCAACCGTCCCAAGTAGGCGAGGATACTTTGTTGCCACGCTTGACTCGAGGTGCGGCTCTTGGTGCTTTTTTCTTTGTCTTTGGCATTGCCATTAGATATCTCCTAACAATTTAATAGTAGTATATAGCCAAGAGGATGAAAAGTCAATTAAATTTCTTTTTCTTGTGGAACGCCCTCTTATACATATTGTGTAAAAAGAAATTCATTTTGCTCGATGTAGTAGGACTTTTGAAGGTCAACTTGTGTTGCCAATTATCTCGTTTAAACGGAACGATTTGCACCAAGGGCCTTCCTGGGTTTAAAAATGCCTCTTCACTATTAAGATAACAAGGAAAGTTGACCTGAGATAAATCAAAATCGTCAGTGTCAATGATGCCAGGCATTACTATGATATCATTTTGAAACTGATAAAAAGGTTGAAAGAACAAACAACTGTATCCTTTAGGTGTTTTAATTTGCCACGGCAGGTTAACTTTAAAATAAGACTTTTTCTTACCGTCAATTTCTACAGGACATTGACTATGTGTATGCATAGTTGTAGGCGCAGACAATGCATTAAGAGAAGTAAAGAATTGACCTATCTCCTCTACCGGATATATCCTATCCACTTCCTCTTCGTTAGTGTCTACATTGGTCTGATATCCTATAGCTTGTTCGTAAGCGTTCGGAATAATATATCCTGCTGTAATCATATCACGAACAGGCATACATTTTGATATATTAGGTTCGGATGCGCTAAGTTTACTATACCAGTCTGGCAAAACTGTTTTTGCCGGTACGATAGGAAAATGCTTCAACACATGTTGATCACCGCAGATAAATTCTATATCCATAATTAAAGTTTCTCGCCTAATTCAAATCCACGGAACGTTTTGAAACGTGGGAACCGTAAACTGTATGTTCCGTCTTGATTTTGTGTAATAGCATCAGCCCGCACTTCTACAAGATTGCCTGCCAAAGTATCGCGACTAGCCCAATAGGTATCACGATTAGAGTCAGTAAAGCCACTCCCCACATTGACTCGGATTCTGTTTCCGTCGTCGACTCCTTCACAAATGATCGCACCGAGTCTTCCCTCATTACGTCCAGTTCCTTCTTCATAGTCTACTACCTCTAGTGTAACTTCGATAAATGGTTTTGCTTTTAGCCAAGCATGTGTTCGTTTACATTCGTATGGAGCATCAACATCTTTAATCATAACCCCTTCGTAACCACCGTCTACAGCCTGCTTGTTAAGCTCTACAAAGCGTTCTTCACCTTCGGGTGTGTCCAAGTCAATTGTTTCCCAATCAAGTGCTTGTACGTGCTCTAAGACGTCTTTGTGTTCTTCTACCCAATGCTTGGTAATAAGACTGCGGAAGCTCTGTGGCTTATCCCACTTACCATTTAAAAAGTTACCTAGTGGAATAGTATCAAACAAGTGCAGTACAGCGTCATTCGCTTCTACATTATCTTTGCGATGTACCTGCTTCATAAGGTCTTGAAAGTCTGAACTCATTACTTCACCGTCCAGTACAAGCGGATATGGTACAGGATATTCTGCAACAACTGCTTCAAGCTCTGCAATAATGTGTCCAAAGTTGTGAAACTGTTTTCCGTTGCGACTAAACATCTCCACTTTGTTACCACGGATGATTGTAATAACACGTACACCGTCTAGCTTGATTTCAATCTGCTTCTTGCCTTTCATTTTCTTTTCATGTTTGGCACTGTCATGTGCAAGTGCGCAAGTAAACACAGGTACAGTGCCTGGCACTACTTTGTTAACAGTCTTTTCACTTACACCACAGCGAAGATCTTTGATAAGAATACGACGATACCAATCATTCCATTGCTCGTCAGTAGCAACACTCATTGCCAGTTCAATAGCATCACGAGCCGCATGCCCTGTAAGATCCCTGCCAGCAAGGCGCATAGCAAGTTCAACAAATGTTTCCCATGCTAGTCCTTGTCCAGGCTCCATATTTTCACGCACGGGTACTTGCTTTACACCAAATGTTACCAGTGGATCGAGCGCCATTTTTACACCTTCAAAAAACTCTGGAAGATGTTCTTTGTGTGCCGCTTCGATAATTCCTTCTTTGTTTAGTCGACTAGGGTGGATTTCAAGTTGTCGAATAATCGTATCTGGTTGCGTTCTCATAATAATGTGGTTCCAATCCTAATGATTCAGTAATGTCAAATATAGTCCAACCTTGCAATGCATATAGTGTAGCATCTTTAGGCGTACAGAGCAAGAGCTTTCCTTCAACTCGTCCTGCTGTTTTTACTCTCGGATGTTCTGCAAAGCGTTCGATGCTGTACAGTCGATGCTCAATCATCAGTTGTTTCTTGTTCTACACTTTTGATACAGCCAAATACGATGAATGCTATTGTTCCAACAGCTGGAATAATCATTGCTCCCGCCCACCAAGGATTTAATCCAGCATCTCTGACTCTTCTTACAACCGTAGCAACAAATACCGAAACCATAGGTAAAAAGATTACAAGAGAAACAACTGAACCTAAATTACTTGACACTTGGTGAGCAAACGATGTAATAAAAATTACAAGTAATAATATAATATATACAGCCCAATATTCACTGCGTTTTGCAGTTCCACTAAATTTAAAATATTTTAAAGTTCCTGGTGTCATTAGATTTTCAACTCCTCAATGTTGATAGGTATGTAGTTGATCTGCTCGACACACACGCACTTGTAAGGACCTTCTGGTGACGGATTAGTATGTATGTGTCCGTGAACATTTATCATATCCTCGTTGTCCCATCTAAGTCTTTCGCCTAGTGTCTGCGGATGCAAAGGCATATGAGTAAACACCATGCCGTCTTTGTTATACCAATATTGTATATCGTTAAAGAACTCAGCAAGATGTTTGATGTTGTCATGGTTACCTAGTGTAAGTTTTTTCTTACCAGGTAACCATTTGAAGTTTTTTTCTAACCACTCAACCTTATCCGTACCAAACAGCACATCTCCACAGTGTATCACAGTATCACCTGGCTTAACTGTGTCGTTCCAGTTGTCCAGCATACACTCGTTCATTTGCTCTACACTGTCAAACGGACGAACAGGCTTACCTGTGTAGTCTGTAAAGGTCAAGATACCTGAGTGGTTAAAATGTGTATCACTTATTACCCATGTATCCGCCATTCTATTTCCTTAGGACTTCTTCTTGTTCTTTTTTTGATTGGCTTTGATATCGCCTAGATTAAGATCGTTTGCCATGGAACTTGAGTACCCATGGGTAGTTTTCTTTAAACGAGTATAATCGATACCTTTTCTAGTTTCAATTGCTTTCCTTACAGCAAACAACTCATTGTCTCGTTCTTGACTGTTTCGTTTATTTTGTTGTTGAACAACAATTTCATATAGTTTGTACAGTTCTTCAACTGAAAGATCTTTAGTCATATTAAATGCTTCGCGATCGTAGTTACGATTATCGACGTGTGTTGCTTTTCTCATGTCAGGAACCTCTTTCCTATTTTTTTTAATTATATAGGAAAGATATACAAAAGTCAAGACATTTGAATTAAATCTTCAACATTTTTAGCATAGAATTTGCCGTTGGTAACACGCATAACTGTAGTACCACCATTACTTCTAATATACTGTCGTCCACCGTCAATCATCGCGCCTTCTACAACTTTATAGTCGTGATGTGACTGACTGTAGTAATGTTTTCCGTCTACTTCTATCATACCGAACTCGAGCGACTCTACAACATCAGCATTTGTAATCATAGTACAGTCACGCACATGATCATAGTACAGTCCAAAGTAATGATTACCAAACTCTGGGTGCGGTGTAGGACGATAGAATACATCCACAGGTACATCACTTGCACGTAGATCTGTTGTGCAAACATACTTTACTTCTACACCATCTCGCTCTGAATAAGTTGCTTCTACTTTTGCTGTGTCAAACAGCGGTTCGTGTTGAATGTTCACAAATTTTCCTTCCCGGCGGTGTTCTCGATAAAAATCTTCAGTGTTCGATCATCATCTTGTAAACCATACTGGATGAATTCGTGTTTGTCAAGATACTTCACATAACCGCGTCCTGTTTCGTCAATGACTTCTAGACGATTTACACGTCGCATCTTTTGATATTCTTCACCGTCAGCGATAGCATTGTGAATAGCCATGTACCCACACTCCATACCTTGGCGATACATGCCCATATCAAAACCAAACACATCGTACAGCGCATAACGAAATGTGCCGTTGTCTATGCCATCTGCTTGCCAGATACGCTTGCACACAGCATAGAACGCATCTTCACGCTCTTTCTCTGTTAGACCATTCCACCAAGTGTCATTTTCTTGTTGGTATTTTTTGCTAGATTCTTCCATTACTTGCGATAGTTCTGCAAGTTTATCTAGAGCGTCCTCACGCTTTTTATGTTCATCTGCCATATCATTTAAATCAATCATCTTTAACTATCCACCATATTAGTAGTATACAAACTATTAACGCACTTACTATTTCCATTATTACTTGCCTACGTTTACCCAATCGCGAAACTTGTGTTTAAATTCTTCCGCGGCTTGTTCTTCTTCAAAATAGAATGTATGGCTATAAACATATGTGTATCTATCCATACTCCATTCCCAACGGTTTAGATTACTTCTACACCATGACTTACATTGTACATCCAGATCACTGTGTACGTCAACTTGAAATGACTCTGGTTTCCATTTTCGTTTGTATTCAGAAATTTCTAAAGGAGTCATTTTCATTTTATTAATAAAGGGTTGCGTGTTCATATTTTGATCTCAAAGCCAAATTTCAATGTCATAAATGTCTTGTCTCGTGCTCGTATATATCCTGACAGCACCCATTTCACAGTATAGCCTGACATGTTTTTAATCATAGCCCAATCAAGATCGCGAGCATGATCTATTACAAATTGTGCCAGTTCTGGATATCTGATAAAGAATTCGTTTACTACTTGTCGTTCATTATTCTTTTGTATTCGAACACGGTTTTCCTCAGTTTCTCCCACATGGAATATTTCCATAGGCATTGAACGACTGCGGTACAGTATCTGCTTTTTATAGACTTGGTCGTCAATGATTTTACACTTCATTGTTTTGTGACTGGCTATTCTTCATCCACTCTATAAACAACTCGTAAGCCTCGCCTGCATCGTTGATAGTCTCGCCTTTGTAATGAAAGCCTTCTTTATCTAATCGCAAAACTTCAGTTTCTTCATTGAAGAACCGAAATGCGTTTGTTGGCTCAATGTGATATGTGTATACTTCTTCATTCATCATTTAATCTCCTGTCTCTGCACAAAATACAGTGTTACCTATATAACCGCACTCTATTTCACCTTTCCAATGCATTTCTGCGCCTTGTTGTATGCTCATCCTATGTTGCGTTGATGCGCCTGCCAAGAAAGAAAAACCCATCAATACTATCATGACACTCACTGCCATAAAAACGATCTGTGTCTTACTCGTGTAAGTCTCGTTCACTGTTCAATCTCCGTCCACTTTCCAAGTCTCCGCATGTTCGCGAGCAAGTTCTTGAAACATCTCCTGCTCAGTCATTGCAGTCCATACTTTATCGTGTAGTTCATTATAGATTTGTTTTTTCTTTACACGGAGTTCTTTGATCTCTCCGTCTGATAGTTTGTCACTCATTATCTAACTTATACCTTAACTGTATCTACAGTATATTGTCAGAGTCGGGCTGTGTCAACCTTTTTGATAGTTGTTGGTGTTTTTTAGTTTTGACGTTGTAAATATTTCAAGGAACTCGCCTTGGTCTAATACAATTACCTTACCAAAACGATAAGCGGCATCAGGGTCGCCAAACAGTTTGCTTTTTACATCGATCTTTTCACCGGTAGCAAGAAAGCCGTCGATTAGTTTTCTTGCTTGTTTACGGATAGCAACAGTATCTTTGCCTGTTTGATGAGCGGCATTAGCGGCACCCCATTTGATCAGCACACCTCGATTTTTTTGATTGCGGCTGCCTGTACCGCTCTGAACAGTTGTTTCAAAAGTATCAGCAGATATTTCTCCCCAGCGAGGATGATCGTAGGTTAATCCAATGTCTTGGTTGAGTTTTTTAACCAAATTATCCGCAAAATCACCAATGGTGCCTTCGTTTGTGATACTTTCCATCAGGTTGATTATTTTTCTTATCTCTATACTGTCCATACTAATATTTATCCTCAACTATTAAGAAATACTTAATGGTTTACCAAATGTCACTCATTCTCCATCCACCGAATCTTTTTACCATAGTGTGACTCGAACTGTTCAATAAGTTCTTCATACGGAATTAGATCCTCACTCTCGAAGTCCCAAAGGAAGTCACTTAACGCATTCCAATCTTCACCGTGCATAGGTGCAACACCGTATTCGTGCCAACCGTCATACCCTTCTTTAGTGCTATCTCTTATGTCGATACGTCCTGCACTGTAGTATGTGGTGATATCTTCATACTCCCACACATCACCTTTCTTGAGTTTGCCAAACTTTTGGTCTTCTTCAAGGACTTCACGAACAGTCTTGGTAAGTCCCCGCTCACGGAACCAGTCCATTGATACGGGACCCATCCAGTTAGTGCTGTAAGAGATCACGCAGACAGTCCTGCTAACATTTTATATTTGTCCCACGCTTTCTGTACTGTAGGGTTAGTAGCAATTTCCTCTTCCGGAGCAAATGTGTCTAACCAGTAGTAGGGCATGCGTGGCGGATGTGCGTTGAACTGTCGCGGCTGATGTAGTTTACCTCGATCGTATAGTACTTGACACACATTGCGCACATCGTCTTCGTGATCATCTAATCCTGCCCATTCAGGATGGCTCAGCCCACCATACAAGTATCCTTGCCAGATACCTTGCCAATGACTTTCGTCGTAGGGATCAAAATCTGTGCGAGCAATTACTACCAGCACATCGTCTATATCTACTTTGCCTTCGTAGATGTCACGGATACAACGGCTTAAACTTAATCCAACTTTCATAGGTCTGTCTTCCCAAATACATCTGGTGCTTGTTCACCTGCTCTCTCCATTTCAAACTCAAGAGGGTAATGTTTCAAACATCGATGTGCTTGTTGTCTAATGTGTTTAGGAACACGAGGTGTTTTCTTAGGATCAAGGAGTTCATACAAAAATTCCCGTGTTCGATCAACTGCATTTTTTCTTTCGTAAGGTAATGTCATGTCAATAGTCTCCGTCCCAATGACTTACCCTTCTTTGCTTGTATCCCAGACGACCTTGTTTGGCGGTGCCGGGGGTGTGGGCTTTTTTGCCATTGTAAATACTCCTGCTGTGATAAACACGCAAGAGATCAGTACAGTGTGTCCAATAATATTGTATCCAATGAACAACAGTTCTGCTGTGTATACACCAAAGCCAATACACCACATTGCTGCCAGCAAGTTGCTTACTAGAAACTTGTACTCCATTGGCGAATGTTTCAGTGCGTTTGCTCCTGAGTCTAGTAGTCCGTAGGCAAACTTGCCTAGATATGCGTATCCTCTCATCGTAATATCTCCACGATTCTTTCTGCTAATTGTTTAAACCATTCAGCATCCCTGCCTCGTGTAGTCTCTGCGGCTGTGCCAAGTCTGATACCACTTGTTTCTACAAACGAACGTGGATCATTTGGTACGCCATTCTTGTTTACTGTGATGCCGTTCTCCTCCAGTAAGTCTGCGGCTTCACGACCTGAATATTTACTTTCGCTCAAGTCTAGTAATAGTATATGACTATCTGTACCTCCTGTCAAGAGTTTGAAGTCATTTTCTACAAATACTTTTGCCATTTCGTTTGCGTTGACTACAACTTGTTTTGCGTAGTCTTTAAAGTCGTGTGTGTTGGCTTCTATAAACGCTTGTGCTTTGGCTGCTACGATGTTCATTAACGGCCCGCCCTGTGTACCAGGGAAGATAGCACTGTTGATCTTCTTTGTGTAGTCAGGATTGTTCCAAAGTATAATGCCGCCTCTAGGTCCACGTAGTGTTTTGTGTGTAGTACTTGTAACAAAGTCAGCATACTGTACAGGGCTTGGATAAATTCTTCCTGCGATTAGTCCTGAGTAGTGTGCCATATCAACCAATAGATATGCGTTGATTTTGTCAGCAATCTCACGGAAGCGTTTGAAGTCGATAGCACGTGGATACGCACTAGCGCCAGCAACAATCATAGCAGGCATTTCTCTGTATGCCAGTTCTTCAATAGCATCATAGTCCAACCATCCGTTCTCATCTACGCCATAGTGTACTGCGTTGTAGACCTTACCTGAGATGTTTACTGGAGAACCATGCGATAAGTGTCCGCCACTTGCTAGGTCCATGCCCATTATCTTATCACCGGGTTTTAGGAATGCTTGATATACTGCTGTGTTAGCATTAGCACCACAGTGTGGTTGAACGTTAGCAAACTCGCATCTATATAGTTTCTTTAGTTCTTCGATAGCAAGTGTTTCAATCTCGTCCATATGCTCACAACCGTTGTAGTAACGCTTGCCCGGATATCCTTCAGCATATTTGTTGGTAAACACTGAACCTGCCAAATCCATAACAGCTTGGCTTGCAAAGTTTTCACTGGCAATAAGTTCAACAGTTTTAAATTGTCTACGTTGTTCAGCATTTAGTATTTCTCTAACTCTTTTATCCATTAATTTATACCTGCATCCTTCTTAAATACTTCAGCTTTTTCCATCAAAAAACTATACTGTTTGATATCACCTGAACGCTGTGCTTGTTGTGCCAACTCCAGTGTGTGCTTGTAGTCTTTCTTTGCCTGCTTTACTGGGTCTTTCTTGAATAGTCCGAACATTATTTGTCCTCCTTGGGAAACGGGATGTCAATACCCGCAACTGGTTTGTTGGGCACTTCTACTCGCCAACATACTACTTCACGGCCGTCTTCACTCTGCTCACACTTCACCTGCCAGGTATAGCCGTAAGGCGAGCGTTCAGTTTCATTTGCAAACACAGTGCCTGCCAGTGAGAATGCAGTGACGATCCCAGTCCATAACAGAACCGGTCGAGCGAATTCATAAAAGTCATTTTTTGTTTCTTTCATCTTTATCTTCCTCTATGTCCGAGTATCCTAATTTAGATTTGGGCATCGCTACCTGGATAATAGTAGTCATCATCTTGCTGTTGAGCGATAAAGTCGCCAGCAGTCATAAACTTGATATCGCCCATTGGCTTTTTTGTTCGATCGTCCTTGAATTGATCAGTAGCAAATTCTTCTGCAAGTTCTTCTTCGTACATACCACCACACATAATGTGCTCCTTTTAGCTTGCGCCTAATCTAAAAAAGATAGGCAAAATAAAAATAATAAACACCATCAACCAAAAATTTGTATACAATCGGTCTAATTTATCGCTCATTTTTTTAATACGAAAAACTTCGCCTTCGATGTATTTTTGAAGGGTAGGGTCATCCGTAGTATTACTTGCAACTATTTGTGCTTCTTGTTCGTATTCTTGATCTGTCTTTCCAAACATGTCACATCCTTTTACATTTTATATAATTATATATTAAAAAAAACAGTCTGTCAAGTAAAGATGGTATAAATATAGTATGAGAAAAATAAATCAGTTCTTTAGTCTTGCACCGGCACCTGTGTTCTTTATCGGATTCCTCTACAGCATCAATAATCCCAGCACTGATATTTGTGGAAGTATGCCTTGGGAAATGCCCGTGATGTGGATTGTGATGAGCCTTGCTCACGTATCACCTTGGTTGATGTGGTATCAACAGAGACGATATCAAAAGGTAAAAGTTTTTCCAGAAAAACAACAGTGATAGTGTCCATCTAACACAGCAATCATTTCCCAATAATATACAGCCAGTAGATCTTCTCTGCCTGTGCACCACACAATATCATCAGCACACACATTACCTGCAGGCCCTTTTATATACACGGTCCATAACGGCCTTGGAGGATCAAATGCTGTGTCATGAGAACACACTTCCTGTCGCCACGTGAATATTCCTACCTGTTCCCAATCCATACTGTATTTAATAATGGCGCCCCCGGAAGGATTCGAACCTCCGACCCATGGTTTCGAAGACCAGTACTCTATCCAGACTGAGCTACAGGGGCAAAAATTTATTGATGTTTGTTAATGAGTTTATTGATGAGTTCGCGGATGGCTTCGGCTTCTGTTGGCGTGTATTCTTCACCATACTTTTGAGCTCTGTAACCAGCATAAGCTGATTCAGCATCTTCTTTGGTATGATACATACAATCGCCTGAACCGATTCTCCACTTTCCATTTGAACATTTTTTAACTGGCATAAAAATATTTATCTAAAGTGGCAGGCCCGCCCCGATTTGAACGGAGAATGACGCAGTCAAAGTGCGTAGTGTTACCATTACACCACGGGCCAACTAAATGGTGGGTCTTGTTGGACTCGAACCAACGACTTCAATCTTGTAAGGATTGCACTCTAGCCAACTGAGTTAAAGACCCTAATATGGTAGCACCACCAAGAATCGAACTTGGATCAAACGATTATCAGTCGTCCGTAATAAACCGTTATACTATGGTGCTATAATATGGTGGGGACACTCGGACTCGAACCGAGGACCAATAAGTTAAAAGCCTACTGCTCTACCAACTGAGCTATATCCCCTAAATGGTGGCTTCGAGTGGAATCGAACCACTGACACCCTATTCTTCAGACAGGTGCTCTACCAACTGAGCTACAAAGCCAATATGGAGCGGAATACCGGATTCGAACCGATTCTGTTTGCTTGGAAGGCAAAATCCTCTCCCAGGAGGAATCCCGCGTAAAATGGCGGAGAGTGAAGGATTCGAACCTTCGGAACGTTTTACCGTTCGTCGCATTTCAAGTGCGGTGCATTAAACCAGACTCTGCCAACTCTCCTAAAATGGTACTCGGTAGGGGAATCGAACCCCTCTTTCCTGCGTGAAAGGCAAGCGTCCTAACCGATAGACGAACCGAGCATTAAAATGGCGGTCTCTACGGGAATCGAACCCGTCCTTCCTGCGTGACAGGCAAGTGTACTCACCGATATACTAAGAGACCAAAAATGGTGCACCAACGAGGAATCGAACCCCGGACCTACTGATTACAAGTCAGTTGCTCTACCTGCTGAGCTATTGGTGCAATATGGTGGAGGATGGGAGGGTCGAACTCCCGACTTCGCCGTGCAAGGGCAATGTTTTCCCAACTATACTAATCCCCCAAAGTGGTGGAGAGTGATGGATTCGAACCACCGCGCAGTTACGACCTGATTTACAGTCAGGTGCTTTCGACCACTCAGCCAACTCTCCGCAAACTTGGGACTGTCTTTAAGGCGCAGTCATTCCTTTAAATGGCTCCGGATGAGGGACTCGAACCCCCGCAGACGCGGTTTTGGAGACCGCCGCTCTTCCAACTGAGCTAATCCGGAATAAAATGGTCGGGATTGCTGGATTCGAACCAACGACATCATGCTCCCAAAGCATGCACTCTACCAGACTGAGCTAAACCCCGATATTGGAGCCACGGACAGGAGTTGCACCTGCATAGTAAGGATTTGCAGTCCTCTGCCTAACTGTTCGAGCCACCGTGGCGTAAATTTGGCGACAGCGTGTAGACGGTGCCTCGCTCCACCGTTTCGTGTCGACCGGGTTACCCCACAGTCCAGATCACTACACTTAACCCACGAAAGTGGCTGCCCGAGCAGGACTCGAACCTGCGACCAAGAGATTAACAGTCTCCTGCTCTACCAACTGAGCTATCAGGCAATAAACTAATGAGCAGTTTCATCCACACTTGCTCAGGTGTGGCCGGCCGGCATTTGTTAATCGTTAAAAGCCATTAGGTCTTACAAGCCTGATGCCTAAACAGAGCAGGAACAAGCAGTTTAAAATCATACTCAGGATCATCACAATAGGGGAACTCTAAGAGCGCAAACCCTAATGCCTATACTAAAACACATTAGAAAGTGTGCTTATTTTTATTGCCCGATAGCCTAGGATTTGGCAGGGTCTGTCTAATGCGTCTACAAGGTAGCTAATCCTCTACGACGAGCTAGGACACTTACAGTTCACGCTGGGGTTACCACACTGAACTCAACCCTAAGCACACTTTCTAATGTATTTTCTCTAACTGTTATACACAGTATAAAGTCGTGTTATTGTTTTGTCAACCTTATTATAAAGCACACTACGGAATCGAACCGTTTTTTGTGTTGTAACACCTATCGCCACGACCTAGTAGCTACTATAGGCTAGTGTGCTTTATAATAAGTGCTGGGCTATCCCCAGCTTGACCTATCTTGTAACATCCAGGCCGCCGCCCATTTATTTTTTATAGTGCTTGTAGGTTCGCGTTACCATTTGCACTTGCATTAAAAAACCCCGGAGTATTTCTACTTCGGGGTTCCGTATAATCTGTTAACTTAACTAAACTATACGGAACTCCCACGATCATAAATCCAACCACAGAACATCCCCGCCGGATTCGACTGGACCTCTGTTGTGTTCTTATGCATCGTTTTGTTCATCATAGTGTTATATTAACCTCGTTGACTCTGTTTGTCAACCTCTTTTTACCTTTTTATTTATCTTTTTTCTGGAGCGGGTAGCGAGAATCGAACTCGCATCTAAGCGTTGGCAACGCTTTGTAATAACCATTATACGATACCCGCAATATTTTTAAATACGCTGTCCTGGTTCATAAAACTGAAATGTCTTGCCAGCGGCAAACACACAGGCTATGTCATTATCTTTATTCACAACTATAAAGCTCCAAGACTGTGTTTCTGTGTTTATCCACAGTGACGAATACAGTAAGCTGTCATTTCCCTCAGCAATGCCTTCACTTAGAAATATTAGTTCTTCGTTGTACTCTTGTTTTATAAAGTCAAGTACTATCTCTGTTTTAGCGCAATCAACTGGAACGTCATATACTTCTGCTTTTGCTGGTGAGGCGATGAGCAAAAACATCGCCAATAGGTATTTCATTTTTCTCTCCAAATGAGTAGTTTTAAAACTTACTCAGGTTTACCTTTCCTGGGCACCATTTGCTCAATTGTTTTACAAGGGGAACAAAACCCTTAAAAATTTTTACACAATGCAAAGAGTGAGTGGTTAACCAATGCATCGACCTAGCTACTTGATAAACTATGTCTATCTTTCACTACTTTCAGGCGGTTCAGGCCTTTATCGCCGTCTCCCTAAGGAGCTTGTGTCTAGGTCTTTTTATAGTAGTACCGAATCTACATATTTGGTGCCGCTGGAGGGAGTCGAACCCCCAACCTTCTGGACCTAAACCAGACGCCTCTGCCAATTGGGCTACAGCGGCAAATATCATATTTATGGCGGAGATGGAGGGATTCGAACCCTCGATACGCTATTAACGTATACTCCCTTAGCAGGGGAGCGCGATCGACCACTCTGCCACATCTCCATGTTCCTTTAAATAACGTTGTAAACTTTTTAGCTTACTTAATTATAATAGCAATTTATTTAGTATTTGTCAACTACTATTTTTAGTTTTTTCTAAAAACTACCTCATTAAAGTAGAAACATCAATATATGATTGGTCTAATGTGTTAAAACTAATAGTGTATCTTTCGTCACTAGAGTTTCTTTGAGTCTCATGATAAAGATAACTAGGCCAAATTATTAATTTTCCTGCTTTAGTTGGTATTGCAACATTTTCTATATTATATTCTGTATCATGCTGTTTGGTTTCTGACATCTTAAAAACTGTAGTAGGATTTTCAATTATTAACGCACAATCATCTGGATCACTAGTTGGATAGTATGCTCCACTTAATACACTCTTTTCATGTCGATGTCTTTTAACTTTGCCGCCTTCTTTGAGAACATTACACCAACTGTTTACAATAGTGTTTTGTTGTATTCCTGCCTGATCGCAATACACACGCAAACAAGCATCAATTGATTGTCGTAAATCAGCCATCGCTAACCTTGTAAGAGCACAATCATATCCTCCAATATAGCTGCTAAGTCCTTTCTCTAAGACTCCGTGCATCTGTAGTCCGCTAATTTGAATTTTCTTCATAATCACATCGTTATCGACTTGATCAGAAAGATCAAACTCTGCTACAAGAGTAGGAAATAGATTGTGCATTAACACTATTGCACATCCTCTGGTGATTTAATTTTTACTTCCTGCACTCGGTCATATCGAAAGCTTCGCCATCCCTTGGCATTAATGTCCCAAACCGAGCATGTTTTATCAGACGTCTTGCGAGTTTTAGATGATTCTTTATTTTCTACAACAGGCTTAATAGAATCCATTAATGTGCATGTCATTACACGTTTGTCGCCGTCTAATTTTAGAAAAGTAACTTCAACTAGTTCTTCACGAAGTATCTTTTCTAGATCCTCTTTGGTCGGAATCCCTTTTAGACTTGCTACTGTTTCGCTCACCAAAGATTCGTTCGTAGTTGTCTCTGTACTTTGCATCGTCTGCACCTTTTCGTTTTCCATCACCTTTACCTCCGTGCCATTCGCTCATTAACGTGCTTCTGCCACTTTATCAGCAAGACCATATTCTACAGCTTCTTCTGCTGTTAAGAATGTATCAAACTTCATTGTTTCAAATAGCTCTTCGTAGCCTTTGCCTGCTGTGTTGTGTTTTACATACAGTTCGGTTAGGCGTTTGTTAATCTTTTTACTTTCTTCAAATGCACGTTTTGCATCTTCAAACTCAAGTTCTTGTACATGTACGCTACCGCTTGTGCCACGTGTACCTGAACTTACACGGTGAATCATTGTGCGGCTTTCTGGCAACACTACACGCTTGCCTGCTGTACCTGCTTGTGCTAGGAAACTACCCATTGAACATGCTTGGCCCATTACAATAGTTTGCACATCGCATTTGATATACTGCATTGTGTCGTAGATAGCAAGTCCTGCTGTTACAGCACCGCCTGGGCTATTAATATACAGATTAATTGTTTTCTCTGGATTTTGTGATTCAAGAAAAAGTAACTGTGCTACAATTACATTGGCCATGTGATCTTCAACTGGACCGTTTAACATCACAATACGATCCTTTAGCAACCGACTATAAATGTCGTATGCTCGTTCGCCTTTTGCTTCTTTTTCAACCACCATTGGAATTAGTGCCATTAACGTTGTCTCCCTTGTTTTACATCATAATATTTTGGGCCATCGGAAACGAATTCCATGCCTAGTGCTTTACCAAAGTATTCACCTGTTTTATTGTTATACTTCAATACAATTTTATTACCAGCAACGCTTACTGTCAACCCGTCTTCTACTCTAAAATTCATAACTTCAGCGTCGACTTCTATATTAGTGTCTACGTTTTTTAATTTGCACGTGTCTTCGTGTTTAATCATTTTCAGATTCGTCCCATTTAAGAATTTTCATATCTTTTCCTTTGCCTTGAGTTTTAAGATACCCTTTTTCAATCAATGCATCAATAACAGCTCCAGCATCGTTAGTAGATTTAATGTACCAGCCAAACGCAGTACCAATAATATATGCAATAAAAATCCAAAATTCGTTTACCCACATTTCCATTAGTTGTTTCCTTAATTTTCGTATAAGTCAGATCGATCGTCGCCGTTAAGGTTACGCATCAGTTCTTGGTTTTCCCGCTCGACTTTCTGTTTAGCATCACGCCACATGTCGCGAATTAGAAAAGCAAAAAAAGGAAGAATCATAAATATCAGTGCTGTAATAATAGCGCCGCCTTCATAAACGTTTTTTTCAATATAAACTGCTAATGCTATTACACTCCAAACGTATACAGCAACACCTACTGGGACTGCAAGATTTTTAAGAAAGTGTTTCCATACTCTAGGCATTTTAATCTCCTTATACCTTGTATAGTTTTACATAGTTAAGACGTGTTTCGTCTGCGCTGAACATACGATTCTTTGTATGCGACTTTACTTTAGCTTTAAGACGCTTGCGAGCACCTACAGCGTGTTCGTACTTGTTCATGAAGCTAACTAGGTTGCCGTCAACTACACCTACGTAGTTGTAGCTCTCCCACTGACTGCTGTAACGCTTGTCCAGTATTTCAATTACACCTTCTACAGTTGCGCCAACAGGCTCAATGTGACGGCTGTCACGGTACTCAATACGGATAGTTTTTGTAAGACTTGCCTCGTGCTGATCACGTGCGATAAACTCCGGAGCAAACGCAATACG